GGTCTAGTGAGGCCCAAAAACTATTATTTACATACACTGGTTTATAATATTTCTTATAAGTTTTAAAGTGTTCTCTTACCCTCTTACCCTGTCTCATGTAAGATCTAGTATAAGCGCTCCACGGATATTGACCAGTTGCATCAAGTTCTTGTGGTGTCACCTGTTCACCTTCATGTAATGCGTATGCATATGAGGCAGCATATTTAATACTAAAAGCCTCTCCCTTAGTATAATCAGCTTCGGATAAAGTCGCGCTATCTCTTAAATTACCGCTTTGTAAAGGTACTTCTTCTTGAGCGGTTTTGTATGTTGAATTACCTAATTTTTTAAAGTAAGGTTTTTCTAATCTAAGTAACTCAGACTCGAATATATTAATCATCTCTTGTGTAAAAGGTTCGTTTAAAATATCTCTTTTAGCTTTAACCATAATAGTTATTATACTTAAAAAATTTAGTTACTCTTCAATTAAAGAAGACCAAATGAGTGGTACATCATCATTAAACTTATTTTTACTCCTATCATATCTATTTAAATAAATTATTTCTTTACCTATATAGCCATACTTAGGGTGAAAATATAATGCTAATTGTTTCGGTTTAGTGGCTGCATGAAGTCTTTGTAACGCAAATTCATCCGGTCCTTTCATACATCCTGCGATATGAAGAGACCCAGTTCCTATATCAATCTCATCCACACGATGGAAATGTCCAATAATAGCAGAATCAAATTGTATTACCTTATTAAAAGGATTTTGATTACCCACCTCACTATTAACGTTCTTTTGATATTGTAAAACTCCCCGCAAAGAAGTTATTGCTCTTGCAATGGACATATTACTACCAGCTCCAGAAATACTATCCCCATGCATAATTAATATTGTATTGTTATATATGGAGAATGTGTTTATAAAACTTTTAGGGATGTCAAAGATTAAATTCTTTTGGTTTTTACAAAAAACACTTACCCATTGATACATCATAAAGTCCCAGTCCATATACTTATCCTTCATAGGAGGTTTCCTGGTCATTCGACCATGATTACCAACCACGCAAGGTACTCGTATGGATTTAAAATGAGGAGCCAAAAACATCAAGGCTTGTGCTATCAAATTAGCACCCCTTATCATCTGTTCCATACAGTTAGATATATTTGACCTGGCAAGTTCCTCATGTATATCTCCGGATATCATATCCCCAAGCATAGGAACTATTAAATCATCTACTTTAGCAATATTTCTTCGGTAATTAACTAGATTTAATAATTGATTCGCCCACCCATATAAGCGTTGATTAAAAATATTGAAATCATATGTATTAAGACCAACCATCTGTTCAGCATCTACTGATTCTCCTATATGAGTATCAGATAACGGAGCCACAACAGTTTGGGTATGCTTACCTACAAATTTACCTTTAGGGGGGTTATACCTAACTGAAGCTACAGGCTTAAACCTGGGAGCTAGGTGTTTAATAGAATCAATTATTAATTCTTTTTTAATGTTATCTTTAAGGAGTTGCTGGTATAACTTTTTATATAAGGTCGATTCACCTTTAGAATGAGCAACCTTTTTATCTAATTTTATCCTATCTTCTGGAGGTAAGAACTCCTCTTCTTCCGCCCATAATTCTTTCTCGTGACAACGTTGAATCGACGTTCTGTGAACCTTTACTCCGTACTTTTCGTTCACCCAATCCGCTATCGAATCCCACGTCATCCCCTCCGAACGTTTTTTTATTATCTCTGATTTTGCCTGTTCTGGAATCATAATTTCTCCTGATCTTTAAATTAACTGTTCTCCCACATACAATACAATGTAAATCCCCATCTATGTCTATATAGGTAGGGCCATCGCATTTAAAACATAACTTAGAATACATAATTAATCTTTTTCTTTAATTTGTTGGGTATGATCCATTTCAAGATGGATTAACTTCTTTCTCTCAGAAACTATCTTTTTTTATCTCATCGTCTTCCGGAATTTCAATTTCAATTTCTTCTTCATCGGAATCTAGTTCATCAGCTGGGGTATCTAATGTTATATTTAACCCCGCAGGTGCTGCTGTTGAAGCCTTCCCCGTATCATTAGGATCATTCCCCTTATCATCTTGACTATCATCTAATTGCTTAATGCGTTTAATTTCATCGTTTTGTTTTAATGCAGCTTGTTCATCTGGCTTCGCATCAAATTCTGAAGGCTCCACATTAGTATCTTCGGGAGATTCTTCCTTCTTTTTCTTCCAGTCAATTCTTGGGATTTGGTCATTTATCGAGGAACCACTATTTTGTTGGGTAAAACGTGAATTACTCTCTTTACGAAGCTCTAAGGTAACCCAACTGATTAAATCCACTAAAGGTTTTGTATTGGATTTCTTCATCTTTTGTTCGGGGCTGTTATCTGTGAGGAAATCAGCAAGCCTGCCTATACCAGTTTTCCCTTTTGTTTTCTTTTTCGGTGCTTTATGTCTACCATATGTTGGTGAAAATATCCCTGAATCAGTGGAGGTAAACGCTACGCCCCCTTGATCTCCAAAAGATCCATCTTCTTTTTTAACTTTTTTCATGTTAATCCTTTTAAAAATCTATTCCAGCATCAACTTCCGCCAATTGCTTGGTAATGTTTTTTTCCTGTTTGTTGCTTTTACGCTTAAATTTCTTAGGATCTGTAAATACCGCTTTTTCAATATGAGTAACACCTGTAGGCGATAAATTAGCTACATATTCAATATCATTTTGGGAAAACCACATTTTACTCATATCTGAAGTTATCTCTTTTATAACCGGCGATGTGAATCCTTGATAACTTAATGATTCAATCCAGGATTTAGATAGTGTTAATTCATTCTTTTTAGCTCTAGCTTCTGCGTATTCATCTATATCTCTTTCCTCATTTGGTGCTTTATCTGCCCAATTAGGAGTTACGCCACCAGTTCTACCTTTAAACTTACGTTTATGTTTGGGTATAGCTTTACTCATTAACTGTATATCTTCCTCCTCCTCAACTATTTCTTCAGGCTCCTCTAATAACTGACGTTGTTGTTCAATACCCATAGCTAACTGCTCTCCAGCTAATTTAGCTGTAGGTACATATTCCCCACTAACAACAAAATCAGCCTCCCATATATCCACATCTTGTTCCTTTAACTTGATATCAAAGCCGAGTTGAGCAAACTGATTAACAATTTGAATTTTCTGTTGTGCAAATGATAATCTGGTGTTCTCCGCCTTCTCTTCTGGATTGGGGAGTTTTATTTCCCAATCTGTGATTCCAAATGCTTTTAATAACTGAGGGAAAATCTTTTCATGGAATAATCTTTGGTCACCTTCTACTACACGACTCATAACAACTAATTGCTGTGTTTGACTTGATAATCCTCCGAAAGCTTCAGGTGCTCCCTGCCAAGCTGGGGTTACCCCCCACATTGCCGCCACCCTTTCTCTAATTTCATCTCGAACAGGGAGATAATCCATCTCCTGAAGGGTGTGGAATAAACGAACCAAATCAACACGGCCCCTTTGATTCCTGGCAGATACAGCTACCATTGGTATATAGTTAGGATCTATCCGAGTTTGAGCCGCTATATGCTCTCGTTCTCTACGCAATGATTCTGGGTCATCCGTAGTTACCATTAACATAGCCGCTGGCATCTTCCTCTCAAAGAAATACCTATAGAGATTCTTATCCATACCCACTAATGTTAAAGCTTTTTCAAAAATAGTAAGTAGTGGACTCCAACCATATGTTTCAGTGGGAGAGAATTTAGATAGGTGAATAACCTCACTATCTGTAAAATACATGTGTTTATTTCTGTGGTAATACTTATACATTGCAGGATGTAATTCAATATCACAATTATCCTTTTCACATGTCCCTGAAGCTTCATGTACATTTTCTCTATGTATAGGGCAAAGGAAATGGGAGTTTTTGGGTAATCCCACGGTATCAAGATCGAATTCCATTAAAGCTGGATTTAAACGTCTAATCTCCTGCATCCTAGCGGTAACCTTACCATCCCCCATATCTGTATATTCCTTAGCTAAATATAAGAAACCATCATCAAGAGAATTTACATCGAAATGGAACTGTCGTAACACTTCCTCTATACTTTGGTCAAATACATTACAATCTGCTGTCCAGGTCTTAAGTTTTTCTTTTTGTTCCATATCTGGATTTTCTACAGTTGGGACAAACTCCAATCCCCGCCTAAAAACCTCACTTGTTATATGAGACAAAGGCCCCCTAATCTCCTCTACAGACATGGCTATTGTTTGTAAATCTTGTACAAGTTGCTGTCTATAGGCCATTTGATGGCGTATCCAAGTATTAACTACATGGTCTAACCCTATAGTAGGCGCAACATTAGTGTCTCCACTTGCTTTCATCACATCCAACAAACTAATCTGCTTATTTAAATCAGCCATCTGTTGTGTCATTTTTGGAACCTGGGGAAGGTATTTTGACAACTTCATATAATCATTCCTTATCGCCTAAATTGGTCATGTCCTGTATTGAAACTAATTTTAATATTGTGTTCATAGCTTTTTCTTTTAATTCATAATCATTTGTGGGTGAGGTGTCGCGTGCCCGTTGATTTTTTTCTTCTTTTAGTTTTGTTATTTGGTTATGTAAAGATTGTATATCTTCATCCCTTTTTAATATCCCCTCATCTAATTCAGCTAATTCCGCCTCGTTTATCCCATGATTAGCGTTTTGTAAAACCCCTAATCTACCGGCTTCTTTTACTAGAGCATGAAACTGACCCTCTGAAAGTACGGATACTGCTGGACTATCATCCGAAATGTCAGCATCTGCATCAACCTGCTTAAGGTCATCATGCCATGTATCTAATATCCTCCACGTTCCCGCTTCATCCTGTAATGCTACGTATTGTAGTTCTCCACCAGCTAACATGTTTCCTATAGGCATTATTAATTCTCCTCTATATACTAAAAGCTTGTTCTAATTTCCTAACGTTATAACCTACTATGTAAGTTATATCCCCCTCATTTTGTATCATTGTTACCGGTGTTGATTGATAACCCTTCTGAATGAGTTCTTTCCTATTTTCTTCCTCTGTAATATTTTTTTCTGTATATGAAATATTATTTTTGCCTAACCAAGATTTCGTAGCCATGCATGGAGCACAACCATTGGATGTATATATTATTACCCCCATAAATTCTCCCAGTTAATCTTATTATACTCAAATTATGTTAATTACCTAAGCAATGACACAAGCACTGAAGCCACAAGCCTTACAAGTCTCACAACCTGATTCCATCACTATGTATGGATTAGCGCAACAATCCTCTGTATTTGTTTGATTTTCTTCTTTCGTTAACGGTAAGGTAAATTCTAATTGATTACCTGCATTTGTTCCTTTAACTAAAACTTCCTTCTCCCTACTTCCGGCTCTATACACAGTAATACCTTTACATTTCATATCCCACGCTAACATATAAGCATTTTTAACATCATCTACTGACGCTTTATTTGCAAAATTAATAGTTTTAGAGATTCCAGAATCTACATGTTTTTGGAATGTGGATTGCATTAATACATGATCTTCCGGTGAAATGTCTGGGGAAGTAATATAAACATTTTTTACCCATGTGGGTATATTATATTGGGATTCTTGTAATGAACCCCCATTAGCAAGATACTCCATCAACCCTTGTGAATAAAAACCGTATTCTTTAGCATCCGATTCAAAATACTTATTTACATAATTAAAGGATTTACCTTCTAAAATGTTTTGTTTCTTCCAGGCTAATGCAAATGTTGGTTCTATCCCACTTGAGCAATCGGCTAACATAGATATTGTCCCTGTCGGAGCAACAGTCAAGCGACAATGATTCCTGTATATTTCGGAATTTTTATTAAATGTACTATCTTCCCAAGCAGGGAAAGCTCCTCTTTGAGAACCGAGATCCAAAGATTCATTATCAGCCCATTCTTTAATCTTGGACATTATTTCATTTCCAACTTCTCTAGCTGTTTCGGAATTATATGGAATTCTAAGTTGAATTAATAAATCTGCAAATCCCATTACCCCTAAACCGATCTTTCGAGTAGCTTTAGTCATATGCTCTATGTCAGGAGTCGCATAGTGATTAGCGTCTATTACATTGTCTAGAAACCTGGTTGATAAACGGGTTACTTTTTGTAATCTTTCCCAGTTTATTTGAGCTTTCCATACGGGTTCCTCTACAAGTTGTAAATCCCTATTACTATAAAACTGTGCTAGATTAATTGAACCTAAATTACAAGATTCATTTCCTAAGAGAGGCTGCTCACCACATGGGTTGGTAGCAATCATTTCCCCGTAAGTTTCAGATACATGATTGTCTGTATTGACTTGATCTAAGAAAATCATTCCTGGTTCGCCGTTTTTCCACGCCCCCTCAACTATCTTATTAAATACATCCTCCGCATTTAATTTTCCGGCTACCGTGTTATCATGGGGATTAATTAAAGTATAATCTAATCCATTTACCACACAATCCATCCAATGTGAATCAACTCCCACTGATATATTGAAATTATGAATATCCCCTTCATTAGACTTACAAGTAATAAACTCCAAAATATCAGGATGATAAACAGACATAACAGCCATATTCGCTCCATCACGTTTACCTCCTTGAGTTATCATAGAGGAAACCCGTGAAAGTGTTTTTAATACTTCTATCGGGCCACACGCAATTCCGTGAGTGGTTTTAATTTTAGATCCTTTAGGTCTAATTTTTGAGAGCGAGAATCCGGTTCCACCACCAAACTTTTGTACCATAGCTGTGTCAGTAGCGGCTTTCATAATACCTTCCATCGAATCTTCTAAAGGTAGAACGAAACATGCGGATAAGGTTCCCTGCTCTGTTCCAGCATTCATTAAAGTTGGGGAATTGGGTATGAATTCAAGATTAGAAAGCATTTCAAAAAAGTCGTTTTCAACTAACTCCGTTTCTACCGGTAAAGTGTAGTAATTAGTTTCTACAGAAGAAATTGCTTTAGCAACTCTTTTAAACAATGTATTGCTATCTTCAACAACATTTCCCTTTGTATCTTTTAATAAATACCTATGTTCTAAGATTGTTTCCGCCTGCTTTGATAAAGCCTTATTATGTGTTGTTAATGTTGTTGTAGCAACGCTTGTCATCCTCTTATCCTCCAATGTTATTTACGTATTCCACAATATAAACATAAACCACGTTCCGCTACCCAAAAAGAAGGACTGCAAACTGCTTCTTTGCACTGTGGATTAGGTGCAGAAGACATGCGTTCCTGAGCGTTAACAGGTTCCATTTGTAATGCCTGGGCTGGGGAATTTTTATTTACCTTCCCTAACCCTGAATTATCATGCTTCTCTAACCTGCTCTCTGGTGTTTCATATGGACTTACAGCCTCAAACCAATCATTCGCACTGCCCAAATCCACAAACTTATACGCAGTATCATGTACTGCCTCTAATGCCATCGCTATTGAAAAGAAAGCGTCTCCGTGGCCTAGTGGGGTATCGGGAGCTTTCAAATCATTACTTACTGATAATATTTGTTGTTTTTGTCTTTCATCTTTAATTAATCTTAAATTACCACTATGTACAAATTTCTCAAATATACCTGCCATAGTGTTTTTTGACTTTCGACTAAATATTTTAGATAACCACCTAGTATCTAACCCCCTATCTTCTAACTCCCCTCTAGTATTATCTATATATCCAGAATTTAAATTAAAATTTTCTGCAACTTCATTAAGATACTCAATCTGGTCAGAATATGACCAACCATCTAAAAAGGATTGATGTATCTGTTCTATTCTTTCCCCACGTTTTCTAAATAAAACTAAATGAGATGGATGTCTTTTCTTCCCCACATCAAACCCACCAAATATTTGGTCTCCAGTTTCTAAGTCGCTGAAAACTTTAGTGGCAGGGGCAGACCTTAATATTTCATCCTGACATTTAAGTATATCCTCTTCGTCAAAATAAGATTCAGTTGAAAAATGAGGTATCAACATGAATTCCGAAGCGAATGATTTAGGTCTTGCTTTTTGCTGTTGTAATAACCAGTCCTCGGAATATAATTCCGGCATTAAAACCCTTCTACCGGGTACAGGGTCTAAAGCAGGTAACACTCTTGATTTAAAACGACTGTCTTCTTGGAGCTTAGAAAGTATGTCTCCAGGCATCATCGGAGTTCCTAACACAATAGTTGGAGTCCCCCGTAAGGGAATGAACATTGATTCTGTCATAAAATGGTCTTCCACTTTAGTTATCTGCCCTATATTTAAAGGATTCTCTGGATCACGTAATACGTCATCCGCTATTAATGCTCCATTAACATGCATTCCACGTTTAAAGCTGAATAGCCCCCCATGCATTATCTCCACAGGTTTATTGTTTAAATAATATCTAGCTGAAAAATCTGCTTTGGGGCTTCTATTAACTAGTATCTCATTTAAAATAGGGTTTCTGGAAATCGCTTTATTAATTTCTGATATATGATATTTTGCCATTCCGTCAGAATAGCTAAGATAAAGTACAGAACAATCCCTTTGTGCGGTTAATAATCTCCAAACGCTAAACGCATGTCCTAATACAGTAGATTTAAAATGGAATCTCGGTAATACCGCAACATAATTCATTCCGGTTTCCAGACATTCCTCTATATCGTCGGCTAACACCCCCACATGCCAGGCTTGGAAATACTCTGGATGGTCAAAACTATAACACCATATATTTTGAAGGAAATCTTTAAAAGAACCAACTTTAAATTTCTCCTGCTTCTTTAAACCTTCCGAAAGTAGATTAAAAGCATTTTCTACTGTTATTACATCAGATGCCACGGCTATTTATCTTCCTCCTGATTTTGTACTAAAGTTTTTAATTTAACGGCTATCTTATTTAAAATATCCTGATCGGGTATCTCTTCAACTAGAATCCCTAAAACGTCCTGAACGAATTGTAAATTTATCAGTCCAGATAAAACATCCCTTTGCCCTTTAATGCCTATATCTATAGCCTTTATAGCATCAAAAGCCCTATCAAAAGGTAACCCACCTAATTCTTTAAACGCTTTATTAGATACTTCTGTATACCTCTCAAGCTGTTCCTGTTGCACTCTATGATATCTCTGCGCTTCTGATTCAGCTATTTCTTGTTGATTATCAAATCTTGCAACATCTTTCTGCTCACCCCAACTATATTGCTTCGCCCATGAATAAATAGTCACAGGCTTCACTTCTGTGTTATTTTCTTTGGATATTATTTCTGCTATTTCTTTAGCAGTTTTATCCCCAGCTACAAATAATTTCATAGCCTCAAGTTTTACAGATTCAGGAAATTTTTTAGGCATTTACTCCTCCTATTCATACATGCTGTTAGGGTCTAATGCCCCATATCCAGCATCAGAAACATGTTGAGAGTCGATGTTACCACCAATAGGAGATCCATCACCTTGTAAGATACTAGTAAAATCAAAATGACCTGTTTTTTTCGTAGATGACGTAAAGCAAGTAGGCACTTTAATTTTAAATTTCCCTGCTCCTATATATACCTCATCATAAGTAATAGCTATCTCATCTCTTGTACATATGGATGACCATATAGCTTCCTGTTCCGCTATAGGGCTATACAATTTATTTTTTAATATCGTTCCGGAAGTTCTTTGTAACCCTTTTATTTCCTGGTTATATTTACAATCAATGTACTTACACCAAACCACTACCCCACGTTCTTGTTTCACGTCCTCTAAAGTAGGTAATTTCTTTGGGAATTTATCCGCATACTTCTTTTTTTTCTTTACTGCTTTACTGTTAAAATGAATCTGAATTTCTGGTCTTACCTTTTTTAAACCGCCTACCATTAGTCTAATCTCCTTTTATTCCATAATGCTATACATGCCGCATCCGCATAATCTTGCTCAGGGAAAACATCTCCCCATTTATCTACCGCAAATTGTCTGATATCATCTTTTGAGGCATTTCCTTTACCTAAAACGCCTTTTTTCCATTGTTTATTATCCACCCTAATCGCATCAATGCCCTTTTGTAACAAAGTACCCCAAACAAATCCAACTACATGAGCGATTGCGATAGTCGTCTTTGGATTTTGAATAAAAATCGCTGCTTCAATGGAAGCTTTACCAGTTAATTTTATTTTACTCAAATCTTTGGAAAATCCTAACGATATTTCAGGGAATCTTTCCTCAAAAACTTTTTTCTTGCTCCCCCATTTATGCATCGAACTTATTTGTTCTTCAGAATCTAATAAAACCCCATGAATAGCCAGCGAAGAACAGTCCAAACCTAAATAATTCATACACTCGGCCTGTAAGTTCTTAAGGCAACAACTCTTGAAACTGTATTATATGCAGTAGTATGGGAATTTAATAAACCAGAAATCTTCTTAAGTTTAACTTGAGCGTCTATAATTTCTTGTTTAGCAGCTAATATAGCTGGGAATTTAGTTAAAACCTCACCTCTAAGCTCTTCTTTTGTGGGTTTTCGTATGGAAAGCTCCTCATACACTTTAGCGACTTTATAATGCGCTATACTGTAATCTTCCACAAAAGAAGCTTCTAACGCCCACATTAAGGCGTCCTGGTCAGCTAATTCAGTTTCTAGATAAGCTTTGTACCCCCCATACATAGTTAAAAAAGTTTCTAATTGACTATTTTCAACATTCATTAAATTAGAGAATTCTAAATGATCTCTTTCGGGTAAATCCATACTAAAACTAGGTATATTAAGAGCGTCTACCTCTTGTTTAGCCTTCTCTAAAGATTTTGTTATTGTCCAATCCTGCATAATAAATTCTCCTATTTAACTTTTTTACACGCACACCAAACTAATCCTGTACATTCGGTTGGTGGTATTTTCATATTTTGTATATTAAAACATCTAGTTAATATCGCATCCCATTGTTTTAAATCCCTCTTAACTAGAAAAGTTTTAATAGCTTGAGTATTTTTATTTTCGTAAAAAACAGTTCCTATATCATATCGCCCCACATTCAAATATATTTGAAGTTGAGTTTTATGATCTTCTCTAGGCCCTTTTAAACTCCCAAAACCAGCGTTATTTATAGATTTTAACTCTATCGGTATTAGTCCATACTCTTTATGTTTAATAAGGAAATCTATTCTTCCTGACATTGGGGGGTTTTCATGTTTCACCTTCACCTCTTGACCCATTAGAATACCTAACCCTTTAAACCAAGTCTCAACCCGTTTTTCTAAATAACTACCATTCTGGAATACACGATTTAATTTAGGATCTAACACGGCTTTAGGCATTTTCCCATGATAAATTAACCATACAGCTCTATCACACTTATTACTTAATGTGGATGGATGGAAAACCCCATTTCTTGGTGGGGTCATTGTACCTGTTAAATACTTATCTAATACTGTGTTTAACCACACATCTTCAGGTTGTATTTCTATTGTTCTGGTCTTGTTGGGTCTTTTAGCATCGTTAAATTTGATAATGCCTGGCATAAAAATTCCTTTATAGCTTTCCTCTTAGTTTCTTTAATGTGTAAGATGTACTCCACATCATTATATTCTTGTAACTTTGCATCTCTTTTTAAATCACGCTTTTTAAAATGACCATATGTTCCGTCAGCTTCAATAATCATTCGGAGTTCTGGTATATAGAAATCTGCGGTATATGGATAAATCTCATATTGTTCTGTATATCTAAGCCCTAAATCAGATAAACACTCAGCAATTATATTCTCCTGCTTTGTGAAATCTCTAGGTAGTAAGCCCACTTTGCAATTCCTTAAAAAGTTTCTTATTCTCAATAAAGAATTCTTTAACCCCATTTAAACCTTGTAATTTAATATCATTATATGTATACCAAGGCCCAGCTTGTTTAATCATGCGTTGTTTAATTGCTTCCCGAATATAACTTTCCATAATGTCTATACCACCCTCAACTCTAAAGGGAATAGTTGCCGAATTCCAGTTTTCACCGCCTGCTTTCGTTTTGCGTAACCTAATATCCATATCAAAACCCACGTTCTGCTTACCTTCTTTTATCCAACCATGTCTCCGAACTTGTATTAAGAAGTGGGCGAAGAAACTCTGAGCTAATCCCCCGGGCATGTTATCTAAAGCTGTAGGACCCACAGAGGACCTTACCTGGTTTATAGCTACAAAAGCGGATCCGTGTTTAAGATTAGGTAATAATTTAGGTAAGGCACTATTTACAAATCTAGCTTGCCAAGCCATAGGGTTATAACTAAACTCTTCATCTAATACTGTAGTGGGTACTAACCCAGCTATGCTATCCAATACAATAATATCCACACCGTCCAGCATTAACTCCCTAATCGTGTTAAAAGCTTCCTCTCCAGTAGTTGGTTCTAAAAATAGGAGGTTTTTTGTATCCACACCACATTTTTTAACCCACTTAGGATCATAAGATAGTTCTGTATCAATCCATGCAGCTACTCCACCCTGCTTTTGAACATTAACAATAATCTGTGAAGCTAAATATGATTTACCAACATTTGTAGGCCCATAAATTAAAGTGAATCTTTTCTTAGGTATGCCGCCACCAGTTAATTTATCCAAAGCTGGGATATTAAATGGAATCCTGTCATACTCTAACCCAACACTATCCCCTGATTGTAGGTTTTTATGTTTTTTAAGTAGTTGTTTTATAACCTCGGATGCTGTTTTCTTCATTCATCCTCCTCTATATCATCACTATTGCCTTTATTGTATAGTTCACTTAGCTTGGTTTTTAATACCACCAAACTAGCATCTATAGCAGTATCCGCATCCGCTAACTGAGCTTCTAAAGATAACTCTGTATCAATGTCTGATATTTCGACATCAATACGGCGATTTTCAAAATCCGCCATTTTTTGTGTAAATCCAATTTTAACTGAAATTAAAGACATATTAATCCCCCATTGACTTGTTTTCTTGGAGTTCATTAGTGAAACTCCCTTTAGCTAACATTAAAGCAATTATACCATATCCAGCGATATCTATAAACGTATCTACTACTGATTCGTTCTTTGGCTCGTAATCGTTTTTCCACATCAGGTTTTTTAACCTGGACACCTTATCCCACAATCTAACAACTAATCCCTTTTCTCTAAAAGCTAGTATGTTGTCATGCCCGTAATCATGTTGTTTGTTTATCACAACCTGGGCTATTTCTAATGCAGCTTCCCTGCAAGCTTCTTCGTAACTTTGTTTCATAATAATTCCTTCCTTAATCTGAATAATCTAAAAATGACATATCTTTAAAATCTTTTTTATTAGCCCACGATTTAACGCATAACTCCATATCAACTTTTAAAGGGATATCTAAACTGTTTTGTTCAAGTAATTCTTTGATTCGCTTTGGAATTAAGCCTAATTCAGATTCATGTATCTCACATATAATCTCATCATGTACTTGTAAGACTATATTGGATCTCTTATCTTGTAAATATTTAGAAATTTCTACCATTCTCTCACTAAGAATGTCAGCACTAGTTCCTTGTACAAGATAATTAACTCCTTTATAAGCAAAATCTGCTTTTATATGATATCTACGATTATATCTATTTTTTATACCCTTTTTACTCTGTTTAACCCTAGCAACAACATCATTAAAAAATTTTTTAGATCCAACCATACCCTCAAAATATTTTCTTTTATAACTTGCTGCTTCTTCTGGAGTTGTTTTTAACTGCTCTGCTAGTCTATTTTTGCCGATACCGTAAATTGTACCGAAAGTTATACCTTTAGCTAGTTGTCGATAAAATTTAAACTGCTCATCGTTTTCAGTAATGTTAAATGCTAACTTAGCCGCCTCTCCATGAAAGTCCACCTCATCTTTGTTAAGTAATGCATCTATAGTCTCATTTCTAAAGTAGGACATAAAAACTCGAACTTCCATTTGATTATAATCAAAACTAACTAATGAATAATGGGACCTGGGCACAAATAAACGTCTAATAGATATTTGATTTTCATCTCTATCATCATAAGATTCATCCCCAATAAATGCCCAAGTTTCTAGTACATCATCAGATAACTCTACATTAAGTTGTTGACCTTTTGATGAAACCATAGCGTCTATTTTGTTTTTTATTCTAAGTTTTTCTTCTTCAGTTAACTCAGGACTAACTAAACGAAAATGATTCCTGGGTATATTTTGTAAATTTGGATCTCTACTGGAAAGTCTCCCTGTTGCTGTACCCCAATTACAAAAAGATGTTCGCATAACATCTTTATCTACATATCTATCTACATAAGTGGACTTTAATTTCTGTAATGCTCTGTATTGCCGTATTAACCCGGCTAAACGGTGATTTATGTTTACTAAAGCCGCCTCATTCCAAGAAGCAGCCCCCTTTTCAGTCTTTATTGGTGATTCTATTCCCAAAGAGGCGAAAACTTCCCCGATTTGCTTTGGGCTAGATATATTAAATTCTTTTTCATCATGTTTGGGGGAAGCTATTGGAATATCACGATTCCATTTTTTCATACCGGATACATTAAGTATTTCACGTTCAAGTTCATTTAAGCGTATTAATAATAATTTTTGAATTTTTAAAGTGTATTCTTTATCAATTGAGATACCTAACATTTCCATTTCAAGTAATACTTTAGTTAGCTTACATTCTAAGTTAAATATGTTACTTTGATCTGTTTTCTTTATCTTTACTAAACACTCCTGGTATAATCTCGCAGTTAAATTAATATCCTCTTTACAATATTCCCCCAAAAAATCTATTGGTGCTTCAGAAAAATTTTTGTACCAGTTATTCTTACGTAACTCGTGTTTAGTATCAAGATCATACTGTACTGCTTCTGGACCATAATGCCTATTGCCTGTAGCTGTTAAACTTAACTCTCTAATGTCTGAGTGTTCAATTAGCCTAACCATCACAATTACATCAATTAAAGTTTTATTAAGACAAGCTAACCCCTCTTGAGCTAAAAAATGTAAGTCGAATTTAAGGTTATATCCAATAAAAGTGTTTATGGATGAGTTTAAAAACTCGATCAGTTGTGTGCGATGTTCTTTATAAAGATTTTGATCTCTATCTTCACCGGAATGTAAAAAGGGGTAATACTGCATTACCCCCTTATATTTAGGTTCGCCAATTCCTATACCACACAATTGATTAATATCATAATCTAAACCATTAGTCTCCACATCAATAACAACGCTTTTCGTTTCCAAGGTTGATGACTTTAATTGCTGTAAAGCCTCTTTAAAATTATTATTATTGACTATCATGATAAGTCTTAATACTTATCGTAACTTAATCAAATAAATTCGCGGATGTGCTTACACTAGCTGTTTCTTTTTTAAGAGATTCACCACCATGAGTTCTATAAAAATAATCCTTTATTGGCTCTATATTGGCAGCCTTCTCTAAAACATCTTTAGGTATTTCATTATTAAGTGATGTAGAAGTTATGAAATATCGAGTGTCTATACCTGTCCCCTCTCTAGCCATTTTCATTACAACTTTATTTAACTCACCAACTTCGTCACCAATTTTCGCAAATTGTTGATTCCAATTTGACATGCTTGTAGTAATAATGCGTAACCCATTAATTTCTTCTTTAAATATTTTCCTGCCTCCAGGAGTTTCTGCTTCCTCCCAAATACCTTGATCTATTAACTCTTGATGCATGCCAGCTACAACTCTTTTATGTTCTAAACTATGGTGAATTTCATGTATATATACCCAGAATGAAAGTTTAAAATTACTTCTATTACCTTCAGGCACAACGCTATTATCTATATCCTCATGATCCATTAACGAAGTCCATTGTCCTGAACTATTTTGCCACATATACATAAAATAATCATCTAACCACCGCTTTTCTACTTTCCTTACTTCGGGTGTGTTATCGCCAGAAGCTAACATTGTAAAAAACACTGCATCTCCCGGTTGAAAAAAGTATTGAACATATTCATTCTCGTTCTCTGAACTCTTCTTTGGTTTACGCCCTTCAAAAGTTATAATACCCATATCTTTTGTTCTCCTTAAAAAACTTCTATTTCTTATAATTAAATCTAACTCTTCTTTATTCCTAACATCTTGAAAATCTTTATACCTAAGTGGAAAGTCTACAAAGGATATCATGAATCTATCCTCAAAAGCAACGTCTAGTGTCTCCCCTTTAGTTTTTAATGCTCTTGTTACCCCTTCATGACCCGCTCGGTCATTATCTAAACATAAAACTATTTCACTTGGATTTAAATTCCCTAATAAATCTATTTGATACTTCGACACAGAGGCCCCTAGAACCGCCACAGACGAATAATTATGCTGATCTAGCCATATAGTATCCAAAACACCTTCTACGACCAGTATTAAGTCATTATTTTGTAAGTTATTTTCCCCGAATAAAACCTTAGATTTTTTAAACCCTTTAGTAAATAAATATTTAGGTAGTTCTTCATACCTTCGCGTAATCCAACCCAATGGGGTTTTATTAGACGATTGTACTGGTATAGCAAAATCACCGTACTTATTTTGCTTACATTCCCACTTATCTAAAATTTCTTTTGTAAATCCTCTCTGATAGATCCAATGAAAATCTGAAAGAGAACGTAAACCAGCATAAGAAGTTTGGGGGGGAATATCCAGCTCTTTTACACCTGGTTTATCATCAAAAAAACTTGTGTGTATTAAAGGTGTGTCTAATTCGTTTTTTAGTTGTTTTATTGGTTTATGGGATATATCGCTAATTAAAGAGAATAAACTACCCTGACCACATCCAGCATAACATATCCAAACACCCTTCTCTGTATTAATAGAACACGATGCACGCCTATCATTATGCTCAGGTAATGGACAATTAATAACAAACTGTTCAGTAATTGGTGCTTCAATCCCATATTTTAATAATTGGGAATACCAATCTATCATTATCTATCTTTTTTAGCTTTCCTTAAGAAAAAAGCTATTTCATTGGGATAGCCATCAGAATCACGGGCGATTCCTTCTTTTATCATGCCAACTGTTATATCTATGTCTTCCTTACTTTCCGCTTTACTTCTTCTTGTTGTTACCACTACATCATCTGTATTAGTAAATAAATCTAATAAACCCATTTCAAACTCCTTACTTTATGTATTTAAATAATCGGGTCGTTCTTCAATATTACCATTATCTACGTCCCAATGCATAACTGTCAAATCCTTCATCAATTCACCATCTCTATATTTCTGAAAACTAATACTTCTTTTATCATTTTCTATCTCAGATAAAGTACACATTGATATAACCACATCAGCAGCTCTAAATAATGCATCACCAAAAGCTACTTGATTTGTTTTAGGGTGAGTAAATTCATCTACAACTTCTCTAGTTGCCTGGGTCGTAACCATAATAGGAATTTCCATAGAAATAGCTAAATTCTTTAAACCATAAAATAATTCATGGGATTGTTCCCAAGCTTGTTTTTTAGAAGTTCCTGTATTTAATAAGTAAACACCATCTATTACTACAAACTCAGGTTTATTCTGCCTAATTAAATTAGATATATCTTCCAAAGTAATACTTATGTGTCCGGAAATACCATCACAAACTAATAATGATTTTTGATCTGCTTTAGATAGGAAGTCTATATATTCAGCTTCATTAATCTTATCCCCCCTGCGTAAAGCACTATGTGATAAGTTATAGCCCATCATATTAGCTAAAACTACATCCAATCTCATATTCATGGATTGAGTAGGCATTTCAGTGGATATTAATAACGTTTTAAAGCCCCCTCTGATCGCCGTAGCCGCAGAATGGATGCACATCCATGTCTTACCTATAGTAGGCCGCGCAAAAACCGATATAAGCTCTCCTGGCATCCACCCAACCCCAACATCATTAAGTGATGTAAAACTAGTAGGTATACCCATTAAACCTGAAACATTTTTATTGCGTTTATCAACTCTATCTCTATACTCATCTAACCGATCTAAACTACCGGAATTATATAGATCAAGATTTCTGTCCATACCTACTCTTATGTTAGATAAGCTGGTTAAGATATTACTAAGGGCTTGTTTCGGATTTTCATTTATTATGGAGTCGACATCTCTAAAAGCTCGTATCGTTTGGCGGCCTATTGAGGCTTCTTCAAATTGCTCTAAAGCAAACTCAAATTTTTGTGTTTTGCTATTTTCATCAAGTTCTGGGAACTCATTATGTAAAACTTCGACAGACGGGGGTGATCCACACCTATCAACGTACTGAGCAATAAATTTATATTGTTTAGCATAAAGGTGGAAATCTTGTACTGAAAACTTAAACTTATCAAAATTTTCTTTTTTAGTTAATTTAAAAAGTACCGCGGATTCTACAAATTCAGGGCTTGCCATTTGGTGAATTTCCTACTTTTGAGTATAAAACTCTATTAGAATTAATATTTTCTAAGTAGTAGTCTACATCCACAGCATCTAAACTGTCAATAAGCTCCTTAGCTTCATTAAATGAAGTATATTTTCCAACTACCCATACTTTAGAGGGGGGGTTTATAGCTATAATTCTAAAAGTATAATCCTCATCTTTAATTGATTTGGTACTTTGAATTAAACCTCCCTTTCTACGTCTTTTTGCCATTATATCTTTAATCCCGTATCCATAAATTAAAGATTAAGTTGATGTTCATCAGCTAAATCCAGGAACTTTTCTCTTAGTATTTGGCGAACCTTATAAGCTGATTCCCCTAAATCCTTACTGATTTCTTCCATAGTCATACCATCTTGACGTAATTCAAGAAATTTTTGTTCTTTCAAACTTAATTTTTTAGAGTGAACAAACCTTTCCGTTTCCATATTTTGATGTTCTCTCACGGCTCTTGGATCTTCCGGCTCTACTGGGGTGGCTTCAGAGCTCGATTGGTCATGTACCGGATAAGCAGCTTGTAAACTTACTTCATTCACCCAAGTCCCACTTGTATCCCGTCGTCTTTTCTGTTCCTTGCTTATTAACGTTCGTATATGGTTGATCATAGTAGTATGTAGATAAGTATGAAATTTATATTCCCTATTCTGGTCGAAGGACTTCGCAGCTTTTATAATTGCTATCCTTAATTCTTGTATTAAATCATCTTTATCCATACCTACTATATACAAATTAGATATCATTTTTTGGATCTTCGGTTCCCATTGTTGTATTAAATCATTATCTATTTCCATTATTGTTTCTTTTTATCTAAATATTTAACAAAAATAGATATAGCAAAAGCCCACAATATAATCCCTGTTATTAATAACCCTATAGGAACTGCGGTGTACCTGGCTAAAATAGCCCAAATCATATCCTCAGCAATATGAGCGAAGGATAATGCTGTAAATAAAATCCAAAAACTTTTAGTTTTTAAAAAACTTGGTATCGTGAACATTAATACCCCTTAAATAAATAATATATGAACCCAAAGGGTTCATGAATATTATAGCAAATTTGTGTTCTAATGTTAAGTGTTAAGTTATTCCGGCTCTCTGTGCCCTATAGAAACACTGTAAGGTACAAAAACTATGCTTGTAACCCATTACGGATTTTTGTATGAGTGCTGATCTTTTCCTGTAGAAAGGTGTTCTACAATAATCACAAGTTATCTTTATATTAAAGTATTTAAAATGGCATTTTGTAGAACAGATAGGTTTTTTAAGTAAATACTTAATGTATATAGGAGATGCGCATTCTAAGCAGTAAGAAACCCTTTTTTTCCTGGCTCGTATAGCTGTAGGTATATTTTGGTTTTTTAATACTTTATGTATATATTGTTTTGATGTTTTGAATCGTTTACCAATATCTTTTAATGTTAAAGTGGGATTTTCTTCCTTATACCTAACAATTCTTTTTATCTTACGAGGATTTTTCCTCATGGTCTTTAGATTCCAACTCTTCTAATCTGGTTTTTAGTTTTTTAATTTCTTCTACCAGTAATACTGTTAATAATTGATAGTGTAATGAATCCGGTTGCCCCTCTTTGTTATATTGAATAACTTCCGGTAATATATCCTCTATATCTTCAGCAACATACCCGAATGTAGATCCACCTAAAAGACTTACATGCCCATCTATATAATTAAAACTTTTGGGTGTTAGATCATATATCTTTGAGCTATCTAGCTCCATTTCTCTAATATTCTCTTTATACCTTTTCGAGGATGAGGAAGCTGCCCAATCAGTTGCTCCAGCAGTCCCATCAGCCGTTAACACATGATTATCTGTTCCTGCTGGACCATTTGGGAATGTTAAAGTATATGTACTTGATATGCTTCCATGAGGTTTCATTATCATAGTACCACTACCAGAATTGCCAGACATCTCTATTTCGGCAGTATCATCAAAACTTCTGAGTTTTAGTGTTACGCCACCATCCGCTGATGTAACTTTGAATTTTTCAGTAGTGCCCGCCGCTCTGTTTGCCCCACTATCTGTAACCTGTATATCAGATTCTTGAACCGTAGCCCCAAAAATAGTGCCTGTAACTGTTGTAGTTTCAGAAGGTTCGTCAATTTTCCAGGTATATGCGGCAAGAGGGGAAGCTGCTATAGCTTCAAAAACTACAAATGTTCGTTCATTTGATACATATTCATAATTCTTTTTCATAACAGCTTTTAATGCTGTGCCTTGACCCGGATAATATATGTAATAAGGTTCATCCGCCGCCATCGTAGTTCCACTTTGCCCCGGATTACCATTATTCTCGTTAATCATAAAAGAAGTAGAATTAGTTGTACCTTCTTCAATTGTAAGGGTCAAATCCCCAACGGTTATTGTGCCATCATCTGGAAATCTACCTGTACCTGTGTTAAATGTACCGTCACCCCAAGCTACCACATTAGTGGCATAGGGTCGAATAGTAAGATTTGTTTCTAATTCTGTAGTTAAATTAGAAGATGGGGATGGGGTTGTTACAGCTAATCCGGTTTCATAAGCTATTTCGTCTTGTACCATAACAGCATTACTTCTTCGGCTATACCCGCCTTCAGCGGCACTACTGTGTCCTATTACCTCCCACTGTGTACTCATGATACCTGATACTTGCTCAGAATAGGCGATTTTCGCAACTAAAAAGATTTGATCTACATCTGCTAAATTATTAGTTACTTTAATAACATCACCAGCTCTGACCGGAACATAATATCTTATGATGGAATCAGTAGCTACAACACCTGTAGCCCAAGTAACGGTAACTTGTGTTGCCGTAACTGCTGAAACATATCCATATGTTGTTGTTGGGTTACTAGAAGAATCTAATTCAGCAATAGCCGTTCCTACTCTAACACCATTATTTAATGGGTTACCACTTACATTATAAATTGCTGTTGTATCACTATGCGTAGCAGCTACTCCTCCACCAACATCCTGGTTTACCGCTCGTACAACTACTATAGTAGTGCCGTCTGACACACTTGCTATGGTCATCTCTTCAGAATCAATTTTAATCGTTTGTCCTGCTGCCATACTACTAGAACTAGCTACAGTTAAGGTTGTCGCGGTTGTGCTACTTATAGCCGCCCCTAATGTAGATAATTGTGCTGTCGTTCCAACATTCGCTAATGTGTATGTCTGCGTTGTGGAAGATGTACTATCAATAGCAGATGGGCTATTATCAAAATAACTTATGGGTTTTGTACGTGTTGAAAAACTACCTCTAAGTATTGTATTGCTATTTTTAATTAATGTAGAAGCTACTCTTTCCCTAAGAAACTCTGGGCTACTTTCTGAAGTAGATATTTTTGCAGTACGGGTTATATTAAGGGTGCTTTGGGGTCTGCTTTTTATAGTGAAAGAAGCTGCGGTGTTTGTTTTTCCGTACCATATTACACCATCAGCAAAAACAGAGGCATTCTTACCTTGATCCACATTTGAAATTAAAACATAAGCTACATTATTAGTATCTATCGTACCTTTTGTTCTATTTATATATTGAATTCTCGCAACATCTGTAAGTGTGCCACCGCTTGCTCCAGTTCCGCCATTAGGATCTCCAGACCCATCTAATCTACATTGTAATAATTCAGTAGTATTAAGAGCATCTGTTCCACCGCTAAGGTTTTTCCCTCCCCATGTAAATCCAGAGGTGACATTGGTACTATTATCATGCGCTGCTGCCGCTGTTCCGTTTGATCCCCTGATAACTGTTAAGGTATTGCTACTTTTACTGCTGACATACATCTCTTCATCATCAACTTTGATGGTCTGCCCGGCGGCTATTGAACTTGCACTAGTTACATCTATAGCGGTTTCAGAATCATCTAATGCTTCCGCTAATGTTGTTAAAGCACTCCCAGTACCAACTGCCTTTACTGTTAAGGCTTCAAGACGTAATTCTTGTAAAAATGATTTATCCGCATTCGCACCTTGTTTTGTTGCTAAATATTCTAAAATAGCACTTGTATAAATCTCATCTTTAGGTCTAATAAAATTAAACCTAGACATATTAAATAAACGTCCGGTTTCTGTTGCTCCAGAGGTAGTTGGGAATTGCACAGTTAAACCATAGTTCGCAGGGTCTGTATTTGGCCTGGTTCCGCGCCTAAAATAATTAAAATCAGGCGTTGATTTAGTAGCAGTGCTTGTAGTGACTGTATTAGGGTCTACATAAAAATCATACCCAAAAAGTTCATCCTCTCCAATGGCTGAATGTAATTCACTCATTGCATTATCAGCAACATGCCTTAAAATAGATTTTTTATTGTATCCTGATAAACGATATATAAAATCCTGTTTAAATTTTTGGGCTGAAACTATAAATTTAGTAGTATCTGATGTATCTAAATTACTTGAGAATCTATTAATTAATGATTTAATTAAAGCGCTACGAGTTGAAATACTGGTAGACCATACCTTTCCGGCAGATGTGGAAGTTATATTAGAATCAGCAAAATTAGTTACTACAGCAGAAGTTGCTACTGAAGTATCAATGTTATACCCAACTTCACCATGAGATATATTATCCCTTAATTCTATTGTATAGTCCCTACACTCTAAATGAATCAACATACCATATTGAGGATCAAAATTTTCTCTTACAGAATAAACAACCCCATAAAATATAATATCTTTTGATTCCTGATCAATTACTCTAACTGGTATAAAATCTGTGAATTTACCTGTATGTGGACCTTTCGCAGAACTTGCCGAACCAGAATAAGGGTTTGCTGAAGGATTGAATATGGATATTGCTGCTGATTTAGGTATATTAAGCTCATCTATTATATCTAATGAAAATATTGCACTAGCTGTAGTACCTGTTAGTACAATATTCTCCCAGGAATCACCATCCCAATAAGACAACATTGCTTGTTTTCTAAAGCCTGCCATTACCCCCCCACCAATCCTGTCCTACGGATAAGTAAGAATCCAATAGTAAATAACCATCTATCTTCTAAACCGGGAGTTTGACTAAATTGCAGTTGTTGTAATATCGCCCCATAAACCCCCCCGCCAGTAGAGTCTGCTCCAGCAGTAGGGTCTGGCGTGGTAGCATCTCCAATTTCCAGAAATAAATCTTCACCTGAAGTTGAGGGGGCTAAATTGTTCATTAAAAACGCCTCTAAAAAGTTTTTGGTGGGAATGTAATAAGTCTCACCGTTGAGAGTCAAATATGACAGACCTTTAACGTTTTCATCTGGATTAGAACTA